TTTTGGTCCTCCTCAAGCTAAGGCATCTGATGTTACTACACAGTAACTCTGTGTATCAGGTCCTCGCTACCTTTTCAGGATTTTCCTGTCTCCTGGGGCAAACACCCCGTCTTTCGACGAAGAGCCGCTCCAAGCGGTATATACTAGGCCTATGGCCTACTTCAAATGGGTATCACCCTGATAAGGTGACGCAATGGCGAATCGAACGAACTCAACCGTAGATCAACTCTACTATCAAAAGCACCTGACGTACCCGGGTGGCGTTATGACCTTTGAACAGGTTACGCGCTCTCCTTTGTGGACGTTTAAGGTCTCCGATAGCGGAAGTAATCCGCGGAAAAAGCCGTCGATCCCAGAGTTGTACCCTACCCCTTTGAAGAAGTTCGGTTGGACTACCTATCACGGGCGTGCCAACACAGACACCATCGACGGCTCCACACGGTACCTCACTGAAGGTTCGAGTTTCACCTATAAATCTACCACGAGTTGGAACGCCCTTCCGGGGGTCTCAACCTATGGTAATGGTGTCCCGACCCACACGAAGGCCGTTGAGCTCGAGTGGTTATGTGCAGCAAACCTGAAGAGGAAAATCCTTAACTCGTCTTTAGCCCTATCTGTCACCCTCGCGGAAGCGAGAACGACGGTTACGTGGCTGTCTCAACGTACCTCTGACCTGGCCCTCGCAGCTCGCGCTGTGAAGAAGGCTGACTGGAGGTCGTTGAAAAGGACGATATCGAACGTCTCTGCGGAGTATAAAAAGCTGGATCGCGGCCGCACTGCTCGCGAGGTGCGTATTCATAGTAATGGTAGGATGTCCTTCGTTCCGAAGTTCAAACCCACCAAGCTCCCTGATACGCCCCCGAAAGGTTGGTCGACGAAAACAGCTGCAGCACGCTGGCTTGAAGTCCGGTACGCCATCGGCCCGCTCCTTGCGGACGTTGATGGCGTTGCCAAGACCCTTGCACAATTCTTGTACGATAATCGACTCGAATATATGCACAAGTGGGCTACTGCTATCGACATACCGCAAACAAGCGGTGTCGATCTCGAATGTCACTCTCCTAGATATTGGGGGGGCTTTTCCTCACTACGTGCGTCATGGAAGTGCGCACGCATGGTAAAGTATTCGGTATACTATGTGTACTCGAAATGGCAGGCTGCATTCTCAAAACTGCAGCTCACTAACGCGCCTCTGGTCGTTTGGGAGACTATCCCTTACAGCTTCGTCTTTGACTGGGCTGTCGATATGGGAGACTATCTCGAACTGGCAAATGCTACCGTTGGTTGTGAGTTTCTATCGGGCACCTTATCATACAGGACAGCTGGAGAGCTGTTACCCGCACCTGTGGTGTTTACGGAGAACATCCGGAAAACGAAAATTGATGTCGTAGTGCCACCATGGACTACGTACACCAACTACGAACGGACTGTAATCAGTAATTTCCCGAACTTCCTTCCGACAGTAAGGTCCCCACTGTCAACAACGCACTTGCTTGACGCCCTTGCGCTGATACGAGTGACAAAACCTTAACACAGAAGGAAAACAACCATGCCGGCAATTACTGCCATCACCGTACAAGACGGTGCCACCACCCCAGTATCGCACGCCTTTGTGCCTGTCGACGTCAAAGATGGTGTAGGCGAGCTCGCCGAACGACGCCCTTCCGGGTCTCTCGTCGGTGAAAACAAGCTCTCTGCTACATCGCGACGTGTCCCGGCTTCAAAGCGCGACAAAGCTGAAATCCGTTATGCGGTCCCGAAGGTTGTAACCGAGACTGTCAACGGTGTTGCGGTGGATAAAGTGATCGACACCAGTTACATCCGCATCATCGCGGATTGGGCGCCGAGTCACACCCCTGACGAACGTACCGCTATCAAAGGTCTAGCCCGGAACGCTTTGGCGTCCACCGGTCAAGATTTCCTTGATAAGGTGTTTCGTGGACTGGAACGCGTGTTCGGTTAATCCCGTGCTCGCTCACCTCCGAAAAATAAAGGTATATATATGCAGACTGAGTCGCATACGAAGCAGGCCGCAAAGCGGCAAAAAGCCTCCACATCCTGTGGAGACCCTGTCACCGGAATCTATGAGACCGGTATTACCTGTTTGTCGAGAACCATCCACGAGCATCTGTCCAAGGTGCTTGACAGCAGCAATGTACGCGACGCTTATCTCCTCTCCTCACTGACCTCCAAGCTGGGGTCAAAGGAAGTTACAGAAGAGCAACGCGCACAGGCGGCTGTAGATGGCTGGTACAATGATGAAGCTTTTAACCAGAAAACCACCCGCAGGCTTGACGCTCTGTGGGACGGTCGTATGGATCACACCATCCATGGTGTTGATGTTCATCATGTACTTGGGGTAGCATCCACCCTCATCGCTGATCTGCTCGGCCCGTGGCACCATAAGTTCTACGAGGACTCGTCCTTTACGAACGGTGCTGCGGTCGGGTACGGAAAAGCGAAAGGCGATCCGGTGTTTAAGTATGCCGGGGTGCTAACGACAACTCCCCTTGCTCTCAAGCGCGTTGCCGCGCTTGTAATGGCGACCCCCGCATGGTATAACTACCATGCAGAGAAGAGTGGTTTCGAAAACACCTTCAAGGTCGTCCCTGGCGAGCATGGGTTCACAGTTCCGAAAAACGCTGAAACTGATCGGTACTGCTCTAAGCAGCCTACAGGGAATATGCTACTGCAGAAGGCTATCGGGTTCCAAATCCGAAAGTCTCTCAAGCGGGTGGGTATTAACCTGGACGATCAGTCCAAGAATCGGGAAGCCGCCCGAAGGGCGAGTATTACAGGAAGGGATGCGACGATCGACCTCAAGTCGGCGTCAAATTCAGTCGTGTGTGCTCTCCTTAAGTGGCTGTTGCCAGCTGATTGGTTAAACGAGATCATGGTGTCCCGTAGCCCACTGTGCCGTCCGTCGGCGAACGCCCCTTGGGTGCGTACGCAGATGGTTGGTGCGATGGGTAACGGTTTCACTTTCGAGCTCGAAAGCCTAGTGTTTTGGGCTTTGGCCGAAGCGGTACGGCAAATCTCTCGATCCCGGGGCAAGATCCTTGTATTTGGTGACGATCTGATCGCACCGACCCGCTGCATTCACATGATCATGGCGGTCTACCAGTTCTGCGGCTTCCGAATTAATCGGGACAAAAGCTTCTGGACCGGCAACTTCCGTGAATCATGTGGCGGGCACTACATACGTGGTCTTGACATCACGCCCATTTACATACGTAGGCCAATTACCGATACGACGCGCGTCATCTGGTTCCTGAACAAGCTTCGTGCTTGGGCGGAGATCGATGGCGTTTGTGACGATCGTGTGTGGCCGCTGTATAGAAGGCTGCAGCGCAAGTACATCGCGCCGCGGCTGTGGGGTGGGGTACGGAGTAGCTCCATAACCTCGCTCTGGACTCCTCATAACAAACGCGACCGATTTACCTTCAAGGTGTCGGCGCGTCGGTTAAAGGGTGTTCCAGCAATGTTGCGTACATTCCAGTATTGCCGCGACTCAAGCTATCGTCTAATCCGTTCGCGGATTGACTCACTTGAGCTCTGTGGCGAAATGGATGTGCAAGCATATTTTGAGGTCTTTGGGACTGTTCCAATCAGTGAATCGATGGAGTGCTTGACAAGCATTTCCGTCGCCCCTGAGTTCGTTGCAGAGAACGTAGAGCAGTTCGTGAGAACTTGCCCGAAATTCTACGCAGAACTATAAGGAACTACCGTAGTGCAACGGCCTTGATAAGGCCCTCTTGTGTTACGGATCTTCGCCCGTTTTGGGCTGGGTTGGCTGTTTGAGCCATAATCCG